TTAGTATCCGTATTTCGTGCGGTAGTCGTTAGGAGCAGGCGACGGTGGTGTTGTTGCTGTTGCAGGCGGAGGAGTCGGACTTGCTGCCTCCGGTCTGACCGCTCCCTTGTTCTCCAGGAACTGCTGAGCCTCACGGATCGCTGTGACCGTCTCCGGTTCTGACATCCGTGTATTCGCCAGCCGTGTAGCGAGCTGCTTCACGAAGACCACATCCTTGTCAGACATTGGACCTTTGAGCATCCCGAGATTCGGCAGCGCCAGGGCTGCGACCAACTGCTCACGAACCGCGTTGAAGTCCTGTGCGCCCTGTGTGAACCCTCGCATCTCATACGCACCAGTCGCGGCACCGATGTCGGCTCCCACGTCGTTCGGGTCAAGCAATCGATTCGTCAGGTCGTAAGCTGTCTGGGTAGACGACTTCGCAGCGTCCAACGTCTTATTGCGCTCTGATGCAGCGGTGTCCTGCTTGGTGCGCTCTGCGTCGATCTGGAGCTGCTTGAGCTGGTTGGCGAGTTCACGCGAAGTCGCATCATTCGATTTGCTCAACTGAGCAATCGCCATCGTAATGGCGTTTCTATCGTCGGCACGTTCTTTCGCAGCAACACGATCCCGTTCCTTTTCTTCAGCCCGCGCTGTTGCTGATACGCCCGCCGCAGTTGCCCGCTCTTGGGCAGTCTGTCTCGCAGCCGCCCACTTCGGTCCACCACGTTCCGAGAAGATGACACCGGGAACGATGGTCGATTTGGTCTGTGTGGACTTCAGGTCATCGACGCTACCGGTCAGCGCCTTGTCGAGGTCGGCCATTTGCTCTGGTGTCAGATTGCCAGAGGTATTCACATCCACTTCATCGGGTGTGAACCGCGCTTCAGCCGCAATACCTGTGCCTGAATCCTTCAACCCTCCACCACGTCCATACTTCTTGAGCAGAGCAGCACTCTCTGGGTTGAGGACATCATTAGGCATCAGGTCATCGTAAATTTTGTCGGCGAGACCCGCGTTGAACTGGTCCTGCTGCAGTGCCATCTGCTGGTCTGCACGCTTACTCGATGCGTCAGCTCGCGCTTGCTCCTGCATCGTGATGCGGTTGATGAACTCGCGCTGTTGCTCAGCCTTGCGTTCAGCCAAGAACTTCGTCAGTTCATCGACTGCTGCGCTGCCAGGATTATGAAATCTGAGAGCCATCGTTATCGCTTCCTTGCTTCTGCGAGTAGATCGAACATAGAGAGCGCTGGCCCGGCGTAGGCCGAGAACCGCTCAAGTCGTCCCGGCTGAGTCGCAAGCCTGTCAAACGGCGTGATAGACGGTGTGTCACCGTGCTTCAGTTGATCCATGCCCTGTGAGTAGAGGAATTCGCCTGCCGCTCGTGCTTCAGGCGTGATGAACCCTTGTGGGTTGCGACCTTCGGAACCTACGGGACGGTTAGAGGGCTGATAGCTCGATGCGAGCTGCCCAAGCATCGCTTTGCGGTAGGCGTCGGATTGACGCGAACGGCCCTCACGCTCCGCATCGAGTGTCAGCCTATCGTGCGCGAGTTGCGCTTCGATCTCCGTGCCACGATTGGCAGCAGCGGCATCGCCTGCACCACTGACCATCCGACCCACGCCGGAGAGCACCGTTCGGGTAGCGGGGTTCTTCAGCGCGTTAGCCATCGTCGTGAAGGCTCCACCGCTCGCCGCTGTCGTTGCAGCCGCCGTTCCTGCTCCAGCAGCCATCGAACCCGCTCCCGCTGCAGTCGAGCCCGCGAGCGAAGGAACCACACCATAGCCTGCCACGCTCGTGGACAGGGGAGTAGAACCAATCGTCGTGATAGGTGCAGTGCCTGCAGAGAAGGCACCTGCAGCACCAGCGGTCGCTAAGGTGGCACCAGCAATGATGGCAAGCTTGACGCCCGTAGGCAGTCCCGCCCATCCGCCCTTTTCATTCAGGTTGCCTGCAGGGTCGATCTTCATATCCCCCGGCATCCCGTTCCGTCGAAACTCCTCAGTGTTGGCAACGACGAGTTGCTTGAGTTCTTCTCGCTGCCGGTCATTGAGTTTCACCTGATTCGGGTTCAGTCCGCGCTGAGCGAACCACTCCTGATACCAAGGCGTCAGCCGAATCTTGAGATTGAAATCGTTGATAGATGTGTCAGTCATCGGTTAGCTCTGTGGCATGTTCGCCGGATTCAATGGCGAACGAACCCAATCGAAACTGTCGTAGTTGAATCCAAGCTGATTCGCCGCTTGCTTGCTCTGTTCTGCGAGCTGACGATTCTTGAACTCGAGATCCGCGTTAAACTGACGTGCCTGCTCAGAGAGGTTCTGACCGAACTGCGTAGACTGGTTCTTGATCTGCAGACGCTTGATGGCGTCATCCATCAACGCGAGTTCCTTCCTCAGCGTCATTTCCTGACCCGTCGTTAGCATCCCGCGCATGGATTCGAGTGCATCGGCAATCTCTGCACGCTTCGCTGTTAGCTCACGTCCCACGAGTTCGGCTTCAAATGTTCCGGTTCGCTGTCCCACACGCTCCGCTGCAAGTCGCTGTTCACCACGAAGGTTGGCGAGTGGTCCCGCTTGTTCAGCAATGTCAGCCAGATAGTTCCGTCGCGCCCGCTCTTCGTTGGCCGCATACGCGTCTGCCTGGACACGAATATTGGGATCGTTGCGGTCAATCGCTAGACCCTGCTGAGCCCGCTGCGAAAGCTGAGTGATGAGCTGCTGACGGAGCGCTTCATCCTCCGTCTTCCTTCGCTGCTCATCGATGGACAGCGTGCTGCCGCCCGTAATCGGTTGAACCACTGACTGAGCAGCAGAAGACGACTTAGAGCCTGAAGTCGCGCCTGCTGAGCTGATGCCCGCTTTCGCCGCAGCCGCTGCTTTGGCCGCAGCGGTGTGACCGGTCAGCGTCTGCCAGTGCTTCGCTTGGGTTGGGTCCATGAGATTCGCAATGACATCCCATGTCTCACCCGATCCACCTGCCTGCGTATCCTGAATGCGACCGTTGCCCGCTACCTTGCCGAGCCACGGATTCTCGGCCACGGCTTTCACAAGGTTCTCTTGGGTTGGTGCTCCGTAACGCTGCAACGTCTCGTTGACGTTCTGTCGCGTCCATGCCTGTGTCGCGGGAGACGAGGAGGGCGGTGGGGCAGCCGTGAAGCCCCCGCTTTCCTGTTTCGCCGCTTGCGTCGGATTGGCGGACTGATCGAAGCGTTTCAGCTCCTCATCATCGCGCCAGAATTCATCCTGCCCATACACGTAGGGATTTGCGGACGCGTCGAGATAGTTGTCGTAAGCCATTACTTCTGTCCTTCGAGCTTCGAGATGATCACGGCGAAGTTGCGCTCCTGCGACACTTCCATCCGTTGCAACGTCTCCGCTGCCTTCCGCATGTTCGCGGCTACTTCAGGTAGCTCGTGCAGATGGTTGTCTTTGACCACGCTAAGTTCCTGTTTGCTCGGCTGTTTGTAAATCTGGATGTAGATCACACCGATCATCAATCCCACGAGCGCGAGAGGCGTGAGAGCGTTGGCGGCTGTGAAGAGAGTCGTGAGCGCAGTGACCAATGTTTCCATGAGACCGTTAGCGTCCGAAGTAGTCCGGGTTGATCCAACTGCCGTCTTCGAGCTGGACCATACCTGGAGAAGGGGGTTGAGAAGATGCGGACGGCGGATGCGCAGCGAGCGCTGCTTGTCCCTGCCTGATTTGACCGATGTTCCGCACAGCCGCTGCACCATGCGATGCGCCTGTGCCCATGACGATGGCTTTCATGATCTTGGGATGCTTCTTACCGATGAGCTTGCTGAGCAGCGCGATGCCGCCCACTTCCGCCCCGGCTGCCAGCGGGAACTTCAGCTTCGGGTTCATACCGTCGAGCGGCTTGAGCAGGGGGTTCACTTCATGCGTCACCCCGGTGCTCTCCCCGTAGATGGACGTGCCGACATCCGCGCCAAGCCCTGCCGCATAGATCAGCTTGGCAAGGAGACCCAACCCATTCTTCTTTTCGCTGGCCGGAACAGCCGGAGTCTGCATCCGCGCCTGTGTATCCTGCTCGGCAATTTGCCGCTTCACGAATTCGTTGATGAGTTCCGGATCGATGTTGATAGGCATCACTAACTACCGTAGAAGGGAGTGGGAATGTTGTCGGGCTGACACATAAACGTGATGGAGCCCGAAAGCCACAGTTCCGACGTGGTGGACCACTGCGCGAAGTCTGCCGACCCGGCGTTTGAGCCATATCGCTGCAGGTAGATGGAAGTCGTGGGAGTGCCGATGAAGTTATCTGCTATCGCTGAGATGGAGAGGATGCCTGATCGTCCGTTTGTGATGTCGCTCCACTCCCCGATGCCACCCGTCTGATAGGCGGGGTTGCTCAGGCTAGTGAGCGTCGGTATCGCGTGCAGCTCGGGGACGTTGATGATCAGGAAGTCTTCCGCAGACACGGTGAGTGCCGTTGTCTGGAAGTAAAACTGCAAGAACACGATCTGTCCGAGTCGAGAGAAGCGTAGATAGACCTGATCCCCCGCTGCGACGGTCCAGACACCCGCACCACTGGTCTGATACCGAGCCGCATCATGCGCGAGACTGACGATCTCGCCCACTGCTGCGCCTTGGAGCGTTACGCTATCAGCGGTCACATCACGATGTGTGCCGTCCTCATGATGCTCGGTGACAGCGAATCGACCCATCGCGGATGTCAGACCATCGAGTTCATCGGCAACGGCAGAAGGGAGAACGTCACGAAAGCGCAATCCAAACATGATTTACGCCCGCTCCTGATCGCTGATCCGCATATCGAGGCGATTCAACTCCCACTGACCAGATGGCACGGTGACATCCTCAAATTCGATCTGCATCGCATACATTTGCGAGCCAACAAGATTGCGGAGCTGTTTGACAACCTGTGTCTCCGAGGCTGCTGCTGAGAGGGCGGTCTCAACAAACTTCGGTTCTTCAAGGCCGAAATCGCGTATCAGCGTCACCTTCACATTCGCCGTGGCATGAACCTTTGCGAGCAGCGCAGACGCCAAGACGCCGAACTTATTCAGGATTCCGCGAAGGACGAACGGCTTCGTGACGATACGTGCAGCGAAAGCGGTGCCGTTGTCATCGTTCCCGGTGTCGCATCGCAAGACGTAGCCGTTGCTGCTCGACACACCGATGAACGGCTTGAGTGTGAGTGAACGCGCGATGTTGCCATCGATATTGTCGGCATACATGCAGACCGCGTAAGCTTCGGAAATCTTTCCAGTCGCCAACGACCAGCCCTTACGCACACCATCCTCCGTCTCTCGCGTCTCATTCGTCTGAAGCACGAGCTTGAGATTCGGATAGTCAGAATCGTTCGTCGCAGCCCACCAATGAATCTGTCGAGACTCCGGATAGAAGACTGCACGACTCACCACAATCGCATCCGTGTTGACGCTTCGCCATGTGTTCAGAATGTCGCGTGATGCCGACTGAATGACGCGAGCCCCGCCAGTGCGACAGGGGCCGGTCTCCGGGTCAAGGAAGTAGAGACAGGGCATCCCGTATTGGTCCACACCCTCAACGACCGAGCCAGGGAGCGCACCAAGGGACTTTGAAAGGTTCACCGCTTCATACGCTCGACTGCGGTTGTTCGTCCGGTTTAGGCGATACGTGTGGCTTCGCTTGAATGCCCAGATGTAGCTATTGATGGGGCGCGAGAGGTAGGTGAGTGGCCCTCCCTCGAACCCATCGAGGTCGAGATAGTTGTCCGTATCTGTCGGGATGCGTTCGTCATTGCCGTCACCCGGATCGCCGTATACCGGCGTCCAGCTCACACGAGAAGCGAGTTCGTTGTCTTCCCAACTGCCACCGACTATGAGACGGTCCTCATCAGCACTAAGGAACTTACCGGAGTGAATGGTCGAGTAGTCCCCGATGTCTTCCGAGAGCACAAACGCGGCATAGCCCGTTGAAAACGCCCCCGAGTCGTCAACGGTGGTGGTGCCCACCACGGTAGTTGCGATGACGTAGAAAGTGCTGTTATCGAGACTGGCTTCCAGCTCCCAATGCGTTTCACTCTCGCTGATAGACGCAGGCTTGGTGATTCGTGCTGCCGTGCCGGTGCCCGATGGCGCGAAGGTGAGCACATCAGACGGTTCAGAACGCCGCAGTGTGGCTCCACCTGACTGCACGGTGTAGCGGACGCGGTAGTAACGGGTTCCGGTGAAGGCGATGCCAGGTGTGCCAGTGTTCGCCCCGGTAGGTGCGGCAGGCTCCGCCAGCCCGACTCTGCGAACCGTGGTGCCCGAAGCGTCTACAACATGCAGCCGGTTCTGTGCTCCTGTGGACTTGTAGGCAAGAAAGAGTTTGCCGTGCAGCGTCTGCGCGGCAACCTGAAAGCCTCTCGCTGACGTGACATCGATGTTGCTGTTGGAGGTATCGAACGTCGCTGTCGTCCAGCTCGTTGTCTTCCGGGTCAGCACAACGTTCTGTGTCGTCAGGTGCTGTCCCATGACCCACAGCTCGGACGCCGTCTCATCGGTCGTGGGGAGATGCCGATGCAGGAACGTGATGGCCTGAATGTTCGCGTTGCCTGTGATGCTGGTCGGGAGATCAATATCCACACAGCCAAGCCGACGCTCACCCAGCGTGGATTTGTTGAACTCCACGTTAGTGGCAACGGTGCATTGGTTGTCGGGAAGCGCTGTCGGGGGGTCTGTATCGTTCAGACCCCCACGCAGGTTTAGGAGAGAAAAATCAGCCATTGAGTTGTGATCAGCAGAAACAGCGAAGAACCCAAAGGTGGGCGGTGATGTAGTGCGGGTCGAGAGGCGTGCTACTTGCCGCCGTTGGTGCTCGCTAGCGATTGCTTCAGTGCGTCCAACTCAGCAATCAGCGCTTGGCAGGCCTGTCTGAGCTGAGCGTTCTCGCGCCTAAGCTGAAAGTTCAGCACTTCCTTCTCCCCGATGAGGAGTAGGAATTCGTTTAAGGTGATGTTGGTATCCACGCTGCGTGTCCTTTAGCCTGCTGTTACGATGGCCGTCCACGTCGTGGCACCATCGGTGTTGATGTAGGCGCGGTTGTTCGTCGTCGTGCCGTCCGACCGCAGATAGAGACTGCCTTTGGCCGCAGATACCGTTGGCACGCCGGACCCAACATAGACGCCGAATACGGCGGAGCCAATAGCGATACGTGCTGTGGCCGATCCACCGGCGGGAGTTGCGGTGCCCCGTGCAAAAAATGCAGTGCCTGCTTCCGTGATGGCGAAGACTTCGGCGTTGTTCAAGTTGCCCTTGAACAGGTTGCCGGTCCATCCACTGGGGGCATTCATGAAGAACGCGTTCGACCCGTTGGCCAAGCCCGTGGTGTTAATGACCAGCCCTTGATCCGGGCTCCCCGAGGCCGGATTCATGACCACTTGTTCAAGCGTGGTCGCGTCCGTCACCGCCAGTGTTCCGCCGATGACCGCGTTGCGACTCAGAAACAAGTCTCTGGGTCTGGTCGCTCCACTTGCACCGATGTCGTAGGTGGCGTCAGTGAAAAGGAGATGGCCTCCTGTATTCGCGGTTCCCAATCTCGCGATGGTGGTGGCGAGACGGGCGTCCGAAACTGTTCCCGAGGCTAAGTCCGAGGCATCGAGATTCGTGAGGTTCGCGCCACTGACAGCCGGAAGGGTTGCCGGGAAGCGTGCATCGGGCAGCGTGCCTGCGTTCAGGTTGCTCGCATCGCGGTAGTAACTGCCGTGCTGGCCATCGAGTTTGTCTGCATCGAGGTTCGTGACAACGGCGTCTGCGTCTGCGTCAACCGCAAACGGGGCTACGTCACCAGCAGCGGAGCGGTCGAACGTGATCAATCCGGTCTGTGTGTAGCTCAGCGCCCCGTTAGTTGCACTGCCCGAGCCGCCCGCACTCGCTCCCGGCCTGAGCTGGCGGGTCTTGCCCTGGTGTATCTGCTTCGTCGTGGATACGGCGATCCACAACTGCAGCTCGCCCATCCGCTTGTCATAGCGCTTCTCAGAGATTGTGGAGAGACCTGGCTTTTCGAGCTTCAGATACTCATCCACCAACACCCCATGAATCAGAATGTCGTGGTAGCTCTCTGAGAACGCGGGCTCATCGCTGCCGCTTAGCGTTGCCCCCGTCGCATAGACATCGGCGTAGAGCGCAAACGCCGTCTGCGGCGTGCAGTTCAGCAACACCGTGACGGTATCGGCGGCTATCGACTCAACCGCATACTTCGTGGGTGTGTCGGATGCGGAGAACGGTTGCTCCGCTCGCAGCTCATCGACCGTGACTTCCTCAAGTTGCTTGTAAGGTGTGACGTTGCGATTGAAGACCGCAACAACCTTTTCAGCACCTGTGAATGACAGCGAACTGACACCAAGCGTCGTCGTTGCCTGGACCGTCGTCCGCCTCGACACATGTTTGATGCCGAGCGCAGACGTGACGGTGCGATAGACGCGGTTGATGGCGCGACCAATGCGGGTCGTGTCATCGGTGCTGGTCAACCCCAGACGGTCAAGAATCTCGGTTTGGATGTCGGTGAAAGTCATATGGCGGCTGGTTTCGCTGGTGTATTACAATTCGCTCGCTATGTGGAGAATTCCGGGAGTCAGTGTGTGGGTTGGGCTGGCTGCTCTTTGGTTCTGGACGTTGTTCTCTAGCGCCCATCGCTGGCCGCTTATGGCGGTCATCAGCGCTGTCGTGTTGGCAAGATTCAGTTACCTACCGAAGCAAGCACGCTAACTAAACCCATCTGGTGGTATGCGGTGAACCGTCGATGTGTCTGACGACGTTCACCAATCCACGCTTCTCGGCTTCTCGTGCCATCTCCGACTTCGAGTAGTAGCGGCGAGGAGAACCGTCCGGGTTGCAGAGTCCGTGTTCGATCAGCACGCCACCAGGAATGTCATCGCCAACCACTTTCAGTGTGGCGAACCCGTGCGGGCAAAAGGGGTATTCCCCGATCTGCAGTTCGTGCTGACAGTGTTCGCAGGTCATTAGTTGTAATCCCCGCGCTTCGTGATTTTGCTCATGACGTTCCAATCCTCCGGGTTGCCGTTGGGACCGACTGGAGGCGCTTGCTGACCTTCAACCATCGGAGGAGCGTTCGGATCAGCCAGGGGTTCTGGAGCAGGGGGAAACTGCGAGGCGAGAAGCAGCTTCTTGGCCGCTTCCAGCTCATCCGGTGACGGGGCTTGACCCGTCTTCATGAGCAACGCGAGCATCAGCGGATCTCTCAGATCCTCCGCATTGCGGATGCTGATGTTGAGTGCTTCGGCGGGTGGAGGCGTGGGCTTCACCATCAGTTCTGATGGATCGACGCCTGCCAGCTCTGCGATATCCCGAACCAATGGCTCAGGATTGATGAAGCCCGATTTGCCGAGCATGTTCAGCACGGCCATCTTGCGTTCGATCTTCTGATTGACATCGAGCAGAACGGTAGAATCGGGCAGGATAGAGAAGACCAGCTCTTGATTGATCTTCGTGCGGTCCCATCCCGGCGTCTCAAAGTCGCCATATAACGCCAACAGTCCTGCCTGGACTTCTGCGATACCGAGGAAGAACGCGGCAACCCTGCCACGCTCATATCCGATGCGTGTTTGGAAGTTCTGCTGAACGATGCGAGCTTCAGAGGCGGAACGCTCACCCGTGTTGAACGCGCCTCCCTGATTGGGGCTCGTCGCCCACACTTCATCCAGGTCGTTCTTGGCGATGCGGTCGAACGTGGCGTCTTCAGCGGGGTAGTTGGCTCGGGCAACTTCCCAGATAGCCCGCTCAAATGGGCCGTTCATGGGGATCATCCCCTGCCACGAGCCATCCATCAGCTTGACCTGAACCTCAGGGTCAACCTTGGTGACATCGAATCCCCGGATAGGGATTGAACGCTCACGCTGCAGGATCATCTGCGTTCGTGACTTGATGAGTTCCAACACCTGGGGCCGGCCAATGGCGCTGTCTGACGGCGGAACGCAGTCGTCACTGATATAGGTCAGTGTCAGGACACGAATCGGAAACCTACAGGCTCCGAGATATGCGCCCGTTTCTTTATCGATTCGCTGTCCGTCCCAATCACCTTCGATAACGGGCGCATCAAGGCCACTGACAAAGACGAGACGCTTGATGCGCTTGAAGGACTTCTCGTCTGGATCAAATCGATATGCCCAATAGAAAATCTCGTCGAAGTGAACGACATCGCAATCCGCTGACTGTGGATCGGGATCGGTCTTCAGCGTGCCGTCTACCGTCTTCGCCGTGCCGACAACCTTCTCCTTGTCCTCATCCTTGAGCTTGAACTCACTCTTCGCTTCCGCCCATGTCATGACACCCGAGCGGCCAATCCAGGGCGCGTCGTCAAAATCGCTACCAGTGAAATCGACAGGCCAGAGGAGATCGGCAGGAGAGATACGCCGATTGATAAACGCGGCGTCCGTGGTGACATCCACCCTCTCTGTAGGGATGGGCTGGCCTTGCGCAACAAGCGTCTGAGCGGTCAGGGCATCAACGGTTGGAACGTCCTTCGGCTCTGTGCGGCGCTCGTAGCTGACGACCACGGCACTGATACCGCTGGCATTGATGCAGTCCAGGACCGCTTCATCAACCGCCGTGCCGACCTTCGCCTTGGTCAGCGTCTTGTTGAGCTGCTTCGCAAACACGGATGTGGCGTCGGACAGTTGGTCGTTTTCGCTGGAGAGCCGAACCTCTGGGACTTGACTGAACAGATTCGTGGCTTTCGCCTTGACGCGGGGCCAGTCCAGATTGACGTTGATGCGGTCTTCGTTGCTCTCGCTCGTGAACGGCGTGCCCCGGCGATAGTCCACGTTGATCTGCCACTCGGCAATCAGCTCTTGGCGACGTGACTTGCACCGAGCGATGCGGCTTAACCACGGGGAGCGGGTGTCTGGTGCGGATTCAGCATTCATGGAGGAAATGGGCGGGATAGGAAACAGAAACAAAAAAAAAGGCCAGACCCGACATACGCGGGAACTGGCCTTATGACCCAAAGGTTGGGGAAGTGCGGTTGTGCGGGTTTACTGACCGAGCGCGGCTGCTTCTACCTGATTCGCCTCTTCGACTTCAGCTCTCATCATGGCCAGTCGTGCGGCCTTCTGTGCCTTCGCATCAAGGAGAATCGCGTTCAGGAACTGCGTGAAGTTGGCTCCGATGTTCTTCTCTCGGAGCTTGTCATCAGCGGTCTCGTAGGGGTAGCCGATCCACACCTTCAACCGCCCATCGCCGTTCTCTTCCTTTGCCAGCGTGATGAAGCCGTTGCAGTATTTGCCGTTCGGCAACTCCGCAATCCGGTTCAACGTCTCGCACTCATCGAAGGAGAGCGTGGGAATCCTCAGCTCACACTTGTTCTGATAGAAGTAGTGGTTGAGGCGCTTGACCTTACCCTTGGGCGCGTCGAACGGCGTCCGACCGTATCCAAGCTCTCGGCGCTTCCCTGGTGTCATGGGACGGGGATTCGCCGCTTCAATCGCGTCCTTGATGGAACCCCCCAGAGTCGCGGCAAGATCCTCCGCACCGCTCTTTGCATTGAGCGCAGCCGTGACGGCGGCATTGACGATGGCGGCGATATCGATGGCGGGAGTCGCGTCTTCTGAAGTCTCTTGCTTCTTCGTTGTCATTGTCTGATCACCTAAACGGAAAACCGAAGGAATGAACTGGACGGAAAAACAGAAAGGGAAGCGCTTTCACGCTCCCCCGACTGTTCCTTGACATTCGCGCGTTCAAGCGGGAGGACTTCCGGCTGTAGTGCGCTGTCCTATGAATGCCAAACTGGTGGAATTTAGATGGTGTAGCCCTGCACGGTCATCTTGCCGGTCGTGTGGCTGGAGGCATCACCGACGACGTTGATGGCTTTGCCTGCGGTGCAGGGGAAGCCGCCACCATCGTTACGGTCGCTGAAGTTCACTTCAAAGCAATCTTCCACGCCTGCCGCTTTGGTCAGGTCACGGAACGTCGCCAGCACAACCGGCGTATCCGCCGAGTCCTGCACCGACATGTATTTCGCGTTGACGTGAGTGCCGATGGCCCAGACGATCTTGGTGACGACGTGCGTGCGTCCGGCCACTGCGGCTTTGACGGGAACGAGAGTATCCGCGTTCGGGGTCACGACCACCGTCCACGGTCTAGGAGCTGCCATTGTGTGTTGGCCTTCTTGGTTGCATCACAGCCTTGTCCTCAGCATGTGAGGCGAGTGCTGCGAATGGAGGTTGAAGAGGAGAAGAGGTGAATCAGGATGACTCACCTCAAGAGAGCAACGTGTTAGTCGCCTACGGTTGGTGCGCCTACCCCAGCGCCCATGACGTGCCACAAGCCACCCATTCCAAGCAAGCGGGCTGTGCCGCCAGGGAACGCGGTTGCCGTGACCTTGTTGAACGGTCCACCTGTCACGCCCGCCCAGAACAGGTTCGTTCCAGTAATGACGTGCGCGTTAGATGTGGTATTCACCACGTCGATGATCACACCGTCATACGACGGGGCTGCGATGGTATACGCACCCACACCGGCTTTGGACAGCACGGCCATGTGCGGTGTGACAGCAATCGCGCCATCAGCCGCGTATTCCACGACGGTGGGTGCTGCCGCCACACCAATACGTGGGTTGTCGAGTTGAACCGTTGAGACGTTTGCGGTGACGGTTGAGCGAGCCGTGACGCCCTGGAGCTGATTCACTCCACCAACGGTCGGGAGATCGTCTGCACGGCCAGCGGTTGCCGTGGCGTAGAGCGCCGCGTTATCCGCAATCGTGCCGGTGTTCGCCTGGGCCGATCCACCGATCTGATACCAGCCGTATTTGTTCGCCACGACAGCCGCCATTGCGACGGCGAGAGGACCAACCTGACCAGTCAGGAGCCGCGTGGTTGCGCCCAATTCGTCATAGGTGACGAAATCGGTTGCGACGGTGGATGCCACACCCTTGAGGTAGATGAACTTGTCACCTGTCGCGGGGTTGTAGGCAACCTGTCCGACTGTGTTGAGTGCCGAGTCATGGACTGAAGAGGTATTGCCCACAATCCCGGCGAGTTGAAATGAAAGTTCTGCCATGTGCGTAATCTCCTGAAATGTGAGACGCGATAAGGGCACCCGAATCGAGCGCCCCTATTCACACGTCAGTGATTACGCCTGCGACACAACCGCGAGACGGCTCGGAGCCGAGATGCACGCCTGTGCTGACGAGAAGATCAGCTTCTGACGCATCGCCGCCGAGACCATCCGCTCAGCCGGTTCCAGCTTGCGGAAGTAGTTCTTGTTGACCACGAGCTTGAAGCCACGCGGGTTGAGGAAATACGCCTTGGTGCCGCCGTGCATCGAGTAGACGTAATCGGCGCTACGCACCTTGAGCATCTCGAAGCCCGCTACGCCCGTCTTGCCCTCGTAACGTTGATTCGGGGTGAGCTGCGACTCGAAGACGTTCTTCGTGTCAATGCCGCTCACGACCATCGTGGGTTGCGATCCGCCCGTGCCCTTGGCTGCCGTATCGAACGCCAGACCGAAGGCGATGAGAATATCGGAGCCATCGGCCTGATACGTATCTGCATAGTTGCGCCAGTAAGCCGCTGACGCGCCGTCGATACCACCAGCATTCGGCTGGCCAGTCGTTGGAACGAGGTTCTGAAGACCCAAGAAGCTGTCCGTGGAGGTCGAGAACAGCGCCTGCTCCATGACCTGATCGTGGGACATGATTGCGTTCTCCGCGAGCGAGCGGAGGAAGGGAACCTTGGCGTTCGCATCGCCTTCGAGCTTGGCTTCGTCGTGAATGGTCCAGTTGATCGGGCTGACGATAGGACGCCAGTCGTAAACCGCTCCACCGAGCACATCCGTGACCGATGTCGAAACCGCCGTGGTGTCCGCTGCGAGAATGTCCGCACCTGCGTTCACCTGAATGTCGAGCGTGAACTCGATCTGATTGCCGCCCGCACGACGGTCGATGAATCCCTTCTCTTCGAGCGCTTTGAGAAAGGCATTCTCGCCCCACTGATTGAAGGGCTTGTTGCGGTCCTTGATAACTTCGTTGTAAGCAGCAGAAACCTGCTGAGAGAGAACAGCCATTGTTGTGATTACCTTTGAGTGCTGTCGGAGAGACAGCCGGGTTGAGAGAAATACGAGGATGGATTTCTGACTAACCCGTCAGGTAAGGGAGGAGCCGGTTGGCCTACCAGCAGAAGCCTTGCTTGGTGCGCCCAACGCAAGAAGGCGGGCGGAAGGGGCAAACGACACGTCGTCTGTTCCCTTCCGAATGTGTCTGAGTGTGGGAGGTTCTCGCTCGGGAGTCGAACACGCTACTCCTGGGAGCGCACGAAGAGGGAGAAACCAAGTGGCTCTGATCGGGCACCGTCAACGGCGATGGTGCGCGGCAGATCGGAGCGCAAATGAGGAACGTGGGGAGTTCCTCTATATGAGTTAGTTAGACGGAAACGGCTCCTGTGGGATGAGGAGCGTGAAACCGCTCACTTTTACAGCCCTTTAATCGCTGTGGCGATCCGCGCATTCAGATCGTTCTCGTCCTCAACCTTTTGGGTCGGAGCGTTGGCCGTTGTGGAGGTGGAGCGGGGAATACGCTTCTGTTCTTCGATGATCTCCTGCCGGATCTTGTTCCGATCGGTCTGGAGCTTCGCCCCCACGACATCCCAATAGGCGTCCTCGACAGCAAGGGTCGGGTCGGCCTGGAGCTTGGCAAGAATTTCCCGTTTGTGCTCCTTGAATAGTGGCCGTGAAGCTTCCATCCGCTGAAGCTGCTTGGTCGCAGCAGGAATGTTCACCTCAATCAGTTGCTGTGCGGCAAGCGCTTGCTTCTCCTGTTCCAACTTCTGTGTCAGCGGAGCGAACTGCTTCGTGATGCGGGCTTCGACCTGTCGAGCTAGCCACTCATCACGCTTCTGTAGCCCTTCGACGCTGTAGGTGAACTGGCCATTGCCCAGATCGTAGTCAGGCTGTGGCATCTCATCCTGTGCCGGAGCTTCACGACGAACTGCAGTGCCACCGCCATTCAGCAATTGGGCGTAAGCGGGGAACGTATCTGCGAGCAGTTGTAGATACTGCGCAGGATCGTCCTGCATGATCTTCTCGATCTTATCGACGTTGACGATCCGACTCTCGTAAGTCTTCAGCTTGGTCGTCGTGTCAGCAAACGCCGTCTTGTGCTGCGCGAGATGAGCCTCAAGCGTCATACCTGCTGGCAGCTCGGCTCCGGTCAACTCTTTCAGGATCTTCGCTTGAGCCTTCGATACCATCTCCGTCACACGTTTGTGCGGAATACGGTTGTCGCGCTTCCTGTGGAATCCCGGCTCAAGTTCGTTCTCACGATTGAAACGGTCCTCATCGGTCTCAGACTGAGATTCAGGAGCCGTCTCAACACGCCCAGGTTCGGGCTGTTCGTCTCCATCTAGGGCTCGGAGGGCTTCAGCGATGTTGTCTTCGAGCGTTGGCTCGGATTGAGAGCTTGTGTTTGGGGTCTCACCAGTGCCGTTCGTGCTGGCTTCAACGGTTGATGTTGACTCAACTGCGGACGGAAGGGTTTCGAAGGACGCAACGACTGCGGTAGCGGTATTTGGATCGGACAAAGGCTTACCTGAGGCGCTATCTGACCGGATAGCGGCGGGCCTGCTGAAGTGCAGGGTGAAGGAAGGAGCTAGAGATTTAGCCGGGCGGAAGACGGAGTAGGGTTCTTGGATGCGACCGACTTCACAAAGATCAAGCCACTTGCTACCAAGCAGACCACTGGCCAAAACGATTGTGCCAAGATTGGAAAGAACATCGGGCTTAGCCGAAGCGCCAACCTAAATAAGCGCGGTAGGACGGCTGGAAGTCCAAACACGACGAACACAGTCAATGCTGCTCCGCGAACGCTTCGGTGGAGCCTTGCGATCAGCCAGCCAGTAAACGCCCCATGAGCACCGTGAATGGGTGCCCATCGTGTCAGGAATAGATGCCACGAGAAGGATCCACCCGCATTTAGTCCGTCAGGCAGGAATATGCCCATCAAAGGCAGTATTACAAGCTGTCCCGTGATAATCGCTCCCACCAGACCCACCACGAGGGCACGCACCATCAGTAACTTGTGATGAAACACGTCCTGAATGATTGTGACGACGTGATTAGTCATAGGTGTCTTCACTCGAAAGTGGTCGAATGCGCGAAATAATATAATGATTATCGTTCTTACATTTTGTAAGTCAATAGTCTTGTTGGGCGATGTGAGCCCGCCGGAGCGGGTGACTATCGGACTCGAACGCTTTCACGGCCCAGCCGAGTGCGTCCCATGCCACGACTCATCGCGGCCTGTCGGATGAGTTGTTGAATACGGGTGGGTCCGGCAACAGGCGTAACGATGCGAGGTGCGCTTGATGGAGCCATACAGAAATACCCAAGTGCAATGACCCAATGGTCATTCCCATCGGCCAGCCGACCTGGATTCTTCGGGTCCATTCGCATGGCTGGAAGCGTCTTGATGAGCATCGGACAGCCGATACCGGCGAAGTCGGATTTGTGAATCTGCAGCCGTGGCTTGCCATCAGCCAGCGGCGTATAGAGCCATTCACTGATAGCGAATCCTGCTGCGGTGCGGTCGTTGCGTGACTTGGTGAGCGGAACGCCGTTCGCCTCCATGATGTTTCCGGCAAGCTGAAGGTCCGATCCTTCCGGTGGGAACATCGTCGGGTCACAAAACGTTTCGATGACCCTCATCCCTGCAGACTCACGCTTGATCTCTGCGGCAACCTCTTTCGCGGTCGTGTGAGTCCAGCTCCGTTCCTTGAACACAATCGCTCGGCCAGACGGAAACACCGCAATCCAGAGACACACGGCGGCATCATGCGTGCCCCAATCGACTGCGCGATAGATGAGAGCGCCTTGCGTGCTGACATACTCACGAGTGAAGTGGGCATCGGGGTCGATAATGAAATACGCGCCTTCGACAACGCGCTTGCCCTCTAGCCACGCCTTGCGAATGTGCTCGGGGATGCCCGCAAACTGCCGTTTGTATTGCTCCGTATCGAGGTGGGCGTTGTCTTCGAGCCTGATCTCAATGGCTCGCCAGTCTTGCGGGCGATACTCGGGGTCTTTCAGCGGATCAACGGTCTTGTCGATGCAGTAGGTCCACAGGTCATCAATCGATGGCCCGATGGGGTTTCCGAGATACCGCATCATCGGCATCAGTCCCGATGACTTCGATACACGAGCAGATGCGGCGATGAGCCGTATCCACTCCCACTCGAGTTCTGGGGCTTCGTCGAAGATGATCAGCGCGGCTTCCGCACCAACGACCTTCTTCACATCCTCCGCGCTGTTGCACTGTGCGTAAAACCCGATGCTGCCGTTCGGGTAGTAGCACATGTGCTCGGTCTTGTTGTATTTCCCATCGAACTTCTTCATTTCCTCATCCAGGTAGATGAGGTGGTTCTTGGTCAGCTCGGGGAAGCTGCGACGAACGACGTAGTAGATGAAGCCGGGATGGGCAAGTGCCATCGCATGGCAGAACATCCGCGCCGTGATGGATTTGCCGCCACCACGATTGCCCCAGAGGAAGACGTTGGCCTCTTGAGCTGCAAGGAACTCGCGCTGTGCGCCAGGAAGCGGATCGAACAGAACCGTGTCGTTGACGGTGAACGCGTAGGGACTAGGCATAGCTGTAGCGGACTCATGGCGAGAAGGACCAGCGGGATTGAGGCGGAAGCCGGGAGCCGACGCTAGACGGCGGGGGTGGTGGCTTTCTTCACACGAGTGATGGTGCGCTTGCGGGAGACTTCGTAGAGTAGCCTGTCTTTGTGGATGATGGTGATTTCACCTGTCGAGGCGGACTTCACGCTCATTTGTGGTGAATCCGCTGCGTTGAAGAATTCATCTTCGGGGAAGATCGTCATCGGCAACACATGCCCACCAGCGAACATCAGCGCAAGGTCTGTCACTTCGATTTGTTCGGCCTCAGGTATGGGCTTCTCTTCTGCGGCTGTGGGAATGGCGGGTCTGGTGCGGGGAATCATGGGAACCTTTCTAAGCGAGAGGTGTCGAAGAAGGGATTGACTAGCCAATATCCTGGTCACACAATTTGAACGAGTCGTCACCCTTCTCAGGAGATGAATGTCATGTCAATTCGCACTGTGTCTATCGTGGCTGTTCTGTGGGTGTCCTCACTGGTAGCCGTGGGAGTGATTGCGAACAGGCTGGCTCCCGTTACGCACATGGCGACCGTCGTTGTGCCAGCGCAGAAGACGAGTCCATTCGGCGTGTCGGCGGTGCGCGTCAATAATCGTCTGGTAGCTGTGAGCATGGGACCAACGGATCAACCACGGTTGATCGACCGCTAAGCCGAGCGTTCTTACGACAGCATGCGCTTCGTGGTCTTCCGATAGCGGTAGAGCCAATACCCATTAACGAGCTGCGTCTCTATGGGATACAGAGGCTGAGGGTGAATGGTCCGACCGCCATCTCGGCATTTATTGAGAGGAACGTGATGCTCTCAGCTATTGAACGTGAACGCCTTCGTGATGTCCTAGTGGTGCAGAGAATCGACGAATGGCGCACCATCGAGGAGTGTCGCTATCATTTCAGCGTCATGCTGGGCCGTCCCGTCTCACTCTCAGACGCACAGGAATTCTTGCGGGTGGAGCTTGAGGAGCCACTGGTTCAACACCAAAAGCGGGAGAACGCTTAGTCTGGATACTGAGTGACGGGTGACGGGTTGATCCCCACTCTTTCTCTATATATCTCTCTCTAGAAAGAAATAGGGAAATAGCTCAACCCGTCACTACTACGGATATCGGCGGTGTTTACGGGCGTTTTTGCGACTTATCGTGAAATTGCAGCCCTTATCTCACTCTCTAACCCGTCACTCCAATGCTGAAAAGTGGGTAGCGGTGTAGACGACAGTAGGCCACTTCACACCGACCAGTGGGTCAAGAGAGAAGTCGGAGCCGAGGACTGGCGCACAGAGGGCGGTGTGGTCGAATGTTCGCTGTGTGGCTGCGGCTCTATCGGGCAGCGTAGGGAGTGGTGAATCGATCCCTTTGACAAACTAGATGCGACGGCCTAACGTGGAAATGATGACTGGAAAGCGTGTCACTCAGAGAGCCCTCCAGGTTGGCGTCCTAACGGCTGTGGTCTACCTCGTCAATGCTTACCTGAGCTTCGTCTGCTGAGCGCTGGAAGTCTGCCCTTTGACTTTCGCTTTGGGCACAACTCACTTAGCGGCGCAACGATCCTCGTAAGTCACTGAGCGATCACTTTCGCTTTCCACCGATTCATTCAACAGATCCGCCGATTCGCTAAGGATTTGCGTCCTATAAGCGCACCTATGTAAACCAAATGCCGCACACATTGCTGAGCAAATCGTGCGATTCTGATTATTCCGCCTTCACCGCTTCTACATCAATCACCTGGACATTCGCGGCTTCAAGCTGCTTCGGTGCAGCCGGAGCTGTGAGAAATCCGATGTTGATGACGGGTGCGCGATTGCCTGCTTCAATCTGCTGACGATCCACACTCGGCGCAACAATCCGCTGTTCCTTCCCCTGGTCATCGACGGCGGCAATGTGCGTGAGTGCCCACTCTGATGGAGCTGCATTCCCACGCTTCGCCGCTACCTGTGCTGCGGTCTTGTGATTCCTCACATAGAACTCCGCTTCTTTCGCGAGTGCTTGACGAGCACGTTCCACACGAGCGAAGGCAGGAGTGCCGGGTGGGCGTCCTGGTGGTCGTCCAGTTCTGATTCTTGCCATTAAGCAGTTGTGCTTTCAAAAAGATGAACTAGTTCGGAGTGCTACTCAAAGGTCGCTGGAGAGACAACCAGTGGAGAGGGTGTCTCCCTATACTGATCGAGCTGATCTGGCGGCCCGTGGACGCGAACCACGCGTCGTATTATCGACTGTTGCGACCGACTGAATACCCCAGAACAAACGCTGCTACAATCATTCCAAAAATTGCCGTGAGAACAACGATGAATTGGCTAGTTTCCATATGGAATTCCGCCGACAGACTGAATAGCGTCATTACCGCCGTAAATTGGGGTATCGCGGCAACGTTGCTGTTGACGTTTGCGTTCACCGCCATAGTAATTCTTGCGACGAGCCGCAAGGATGCGTTGCTACGCGATTATGAACGCGCCAGAGAGGAACGAATTGCTAACGCCAACAAGGTTGCGGCGCTTGCGACGGAGCGTGTTGCAGTCGCTGAGAAACACGCTGCCGAAGCGAACAAAACTGCTGAAGGGTTCCGACTTTCGATAGCTGAAGCAAATGAACGTGCCGCGACGGCCAATGAAGTTGCTGAGCGAGAACGACTGGCACGGCTTCAACTGGAAGCACGGCTAGCGCCGCGATCCCTTCCGCTACAGCAACAAGCCGCTATAGCGGCGACTCTTAAACCCTTGGGACCATTCTCAATTGAGATTTTCACGTATAGCGATGTTACTGAAGTTAATGCGATTGCCAACGCCATTGGGGGCAGCCTCGTCGCCGCAGGTTGGGATGTCGCTCTGGCACATGCTCAGGGTCGCGTTACGGTCACAGGAATCGTGTTGGCTTTGCCGAGAGCAGCGACAGAGCCCGTCCGCAAGGCGGCTCAAACGCTTGCTGCAGAGCTGACCCGGCACAACGTTGGCATCAATCTTATTGACCGTCCGTTGGAAGAAATCCCAAGACCGGGGATGTCGTTTGGCAGGGAGAACGAAAACGCGCAGATGAGGATGCTAATAGGCACAAAATAGTGCCCCAACTGTCAGTCGTCTCACCTGACCCTGCAAAAGACAGCGTGCGAAAGTCACCATGAGGAAGCCACTAAGCCGAGAAGACGATTTCGTAGTTGTGGATTCTGCCGCTACTTCTTCAGCGCGGCAACGCGGATGCTTTTGATAGTTGCGATTGCTCGGACCCTAGCTTCAGCGCATCATCAATCCTCGCTTCCATTCTTTCGAGCACGGCATCACCACGTCTGCGCCAATATTCAGGCGCATGCTGTGGCGGTGGCTTTGGCACACAGGAGAGAAGGAGATTGCAGAGCGAATGCAGGATAGACAGGGCGGGCTCCTTAGGCAGCGGGTTTGAATCGTGCCTTGGTGACTCGGGTGATAGTGGCAGGGGAGACGTTGAACGCCTTGGCTAACGCTCGGTTCGCTTCTCCTGAAGCACGACGAGCGCGAATCGTTTGGATCTGCTCATCAGACAACTTCCGCTGATGCTCCAATGACTTCGGCATCCGTCCAGCGGCACCATCAGCCAGCGGCTTCGCGGCCACACGAGCGCGTATGGGCCGGTCACTCACTAGGGCGCGAAGGATGTTGTGGAGATCAGGAATCTGCCGCCACTGCTTCAGAGCAGACTGCCGGATGGATTTGATGGTCGCAATCGATAGCCCGGTCTGAGCGGCCACGTCGCCTTGCTCCAGGGGCTCGCCGTTGTCGAGTCCGTAACAGAGAGTGATGACGAGGGCATCACGCGGGCTCAAGTCGCGGAGGAGTAGGGTTCGTAGCAACGCTCGACCTTCTTTGCGACTGACGATCTGCTCCGGCGTCTCAATCTGGTCCGCAAGTAAGTCCTTGAACGTTCGTGCCTCTCCGTCTCCATCACAATCCGAAATAGGTTCGTCCAAGCTGCGTTGTCCTTGTGGCAGAGTGCCAAGTGTCTTCATAGTGCGGGGTGGAATCCGATGTCCAGCACGAGCCCGACGAAGCTGTTGCTGGATGTCCAGTGGGGCTGAGACGATGAGACGCTTGTCATGAGCTGCGCCGAGAGCACGGCGGATGCTTTTACGGACGTAAGCAGTGATACCGGCCTGTCTCGTCGCGTCGAATGTCAGAAGGGCAGCGTCCACGCCTTGAATGAGAGCGAGTAGTGCGACAGCATTGGCTTCTGAGCGTTCGAGCTTCCGCCACTTTGATGATTCGCACTTCGCAACAGCCACGAGACTTTCAATCACCGCCGTTCGAGCCTTGCGATTTCCGGCCTGGGCGCGAGTGATGAGCTTGATGTCCATAAGGATTCTGGTGAAGCAACAACAGCGCGAGGTGATATCGCTGCCGTTGCTCCACGAGCGGTGCGGAAGGGGATGAATTGTGGAGGGAAAGATTGGATAAAAGATTAGATAGTGCGACGAAGCGATCAAGCGATCAACAATTCTGAGTAGACAACGCTCAACCGACCTGTAGTAACATGTGAATTAGGTGGAGTAGTTCTTCTCCACATTTCCCGATCAACAGGTGCGGAGGTAGCAACGAGCGCGGGTGACGCTTGGCGGTCGAGGTTCGTCTACTTTCAAGGTCACTTCGACTTAACTAGAATGCCATCGGATTAGGACAGCAATGCAGATGGCAAGGCGACTTGTCAACGCGATCAGATGAATCTGATCGGGAGTTTTACGAATGATTGCAAACCACGGAGGATTTATTTTCATGACTTGACACGCCGAGGACTTCACCTCCGACTGGTATCGATAATGCAGCCAATATAAGTGTGGCCCCGCTCGTCTTGGGGCCATTCGCGTCTCTAGCCATCCCACGGTCAATCTCAACAACTCGGTAACTTCGGAAAGGACAGCTTCAGTGAATAGTGGCTCGGCGAATGCTTTGCGTGACGGTCAGATTGTAGAGAGGTATCTCAAGGGCAACATCACACTTCGACAGCTCGGAGCAGAACACGGAATTTCTTGTGAGCGTGTCAGACAGGTGCTCGACACAGCGGGCATCAACAGCAGACGGATTCGGACGATTCGCAGACAGGTGCGAGCGCAACAGGCTCAGGAACGGAGGTGCGTGAAGCGCTTCGGCGTTGACACCGCAACGCATGGTGGCATCCGCGATGGTGATGCGGCATTGAGGCGAGAGGGAGTGACGCTCGGTGTCATCCGCTGCTTTGAACGGGACAAACGCCGAGCTAAGCAGCAGGGCGTGGCCTGGGAGTTGGACCTACAGCAGTATGCGTGGCTCTGGAGTGACTTCGGGCGATTCGACCGGGGCACCATCGCCAAACCGGAATACGAGTTGGGACGCTTGGACGAATCAGCCCCGTTCAGCTACGACAACGCGGTGTTCGATACCATCTGTCCACGGAAGCCGGAGGAAATCGTCAAGCGCAAATATACAGGGCTACCAACCGGCGTGCGCCGAGTAGGTAAGCGGTATGTGGCTGTCAGTCGTATCGGTGGCGGCTATCGGCGCTTTGGTCCCTACGAATCTGCTGCGGAAGCGGCAGCATCTTACGCCTCAGTCGGGAATGAGGGACGGGGCAGTAACACGCCACCGTCCGAATGGGCGTTCGTGTAACGACAGCATCAACGGCACAGTAAGACCCTCGTAGAAACCAGACACCAACGGAAGAACTGAAAAGCAGCAAGAACCATCGGGTAAGCGTGAGCTATGCCCGCAAAGCGCAATGTTGCGCACTTGGAGATAACTCGATGAATCGCAACCGCAAGTCACAAGCTCAGACCAACGCACGCGCACTCAGCGACGTGACGACCGCAAAAACGATTCCGCTCACCACACTGCTTACATGGTTGGAGGAGGCGGCAGAACGATACGACTATCCAGAGGCGCGGAAGGAACATTCTTCCGCACGGCGAGTGATTGACCGACTGCATTTGCAAATCTGCGAGCGGCTATATGGGAAGGACTTTCATACGGGGTATATGTTCGAGCATGTGGACGCGGCGATTGAGAATCTACGGGAGGGGCGATGAGCAAACGCAAAGACCCACTCCCAGACTTTCCGCTCACGGAAGTAGGAGACGCGGAATACTTCGCTCATCGGTTCGGCACTCAAGTTCGATTCGACCGTAGCCGTAAGCAGTGGCTGGTCTTTCGCTCCCATCATTGGGAACCAGCCGCGAGCGTGATGTCTCTGGCTATCGAGACAATGCGAGCACGACAGGCAGACGCCCTGAAACTCGAGGATTCGGGCGAACGCAAGGCGAGTATGGATTGGGCGCTGAAAGGAGAGTCTCGACGTAGGTTGGAAAGTCTCTTGTCGATTGCCCAGACGCAGCCAGGGATTGCGTCAGCAGCCGGGGACAACTGGAATCACGACCCGTATTTGCTCGGCGTGCAGAACGGGGTTATCGACCTTCGCACAGGCACGCTGCGTGATGGACGGCCAGCAGACCGCATCACGCAAACATCCCCCGTTGTGTTCGACCGACAGGCGGAATGTCCGGTGTGGGAGAGCACACTGATGGAGGTGTTCGATAACGACAAAGCGCAAGTGAACTACATGCAACGGGCGCTTGGGTATTCGCTAACCGGGAGCACGCAGGAAGAATGCTTCTTTCTGTGTAGAGGTGGCGGGGGAGCAGGCGTGGGCACGGTGCTCAATACCGTGGGGCGCATTCTCGGAGACTATACCGATACGCTGTTGTTCAAATCGTTAGAGCGCCATGACAGCGGCACCGCACGGAACGACCTTGCCAAGATTGTGGGCAAGCGCTTCGTTACGGTGCCTGAGTCGAACCAGAGCATTCGGATGGATGAGGGGTTGCTCAAACGTCTGACGGGTCGGGATGAAGTGACGGCTCGATTTCTCTACGGCGAGTTTTTCACCTTTACACCACAGTCGAAGTTCTGGTTGATGACGAATCATCCGCCGACGTTTGAAGACACATCGCGGGGTATCGCTCGACGCTGCCGAACGATTATCTTTCCAAGGATATTTGAGGGGCAACAAGTGGATATGACGCGGAAAGACGCGCTCCATCGGGAAGCGTCAGGGATTCTTCGGTGGCTCGTAGAGGGCGCGTTACTGTGGCAGCAGCACGGCCTGACGCCACCGAAGGAAACGATTCAGGCATCACAGCAGCTACGGAGTGAACGGGATGCGGTGAAGCGATTTCTGCGGGACCAGACGATAGCGAAGGCCGACTCGACTCTGAGCGCATCGGAAATGTATACGGCGTTTACAGTATGGTCCGAATCACAAGGGGTCGAACTGCTCCCGTTGAAGCAGTTCGGCATAGCCGTGCAGATGGCGTATGAGCGATTCCACACACGAAAAGGCAATCGGTATGCGGGGGTGGCGTGGCGGTCTGTGAAGGGTGAAGGGAGAATCCCTAACTCTTCTTCTATATCTTCTTCTAGAGGGAGTAAGAGGAAAGACCCTTCACACCCTTCACGCTTCGCGGAGGAGCACGCGTTTATCAACGTAGACCACGAGCCACCACTAGATGATGGCTTCATTCCTGAGCCAACGCTTAAAGAGCAGTGGGAATTGGTGAAGTGGCAGGCTGAGCAATATGAGCGGGAACAGCTTCAGGCTACCGCCTGGGATTGGGACATGACCCCTGCTCAGATTCGTGAATTGCTTGCAGAAGACGGGTGCGGGTGGGCATGGCAGGTATAGATATGTAACGGCGTAGACGACAAGGGCTGCATCGCATCGTGGGTGTAGCCCTTGTCTATTCCGGATCAAAAGCTGGTCGCAGCCTTTTTCTTTTTCGCCTCGTCTTCTTTGAGCATCTGTTCCTGATACGCTTGGGTGCTTATCTGAATAAAGCTCTCTGTCACGCTGCTGCCATAGCGATTGGCGGAAACGTAGATCCGATCACCGTTCCAGCGCAGTATTTCATTCGTGTAGTTGACACCGGCCCGTGTTTGGACCGGCTCTTGGGCCTTTTCGCTGGGTGGTCCATAGCGTTCGATTAAAGCATCGCGAACAAAGTCGAAATCCCGCGCCGAAAAGTTCCAGCCGACCCACACAAACTTGTCGTCACTAAACTTCCAGAACGTAGTGACCTGAACCCTGTCGGCAAGGCTGAACACAAGTCGGCACGTGTCGGGCTTGTTGCCTGGGTAACAAACAAGACCTTGAATGTGCGTCTTAGCCTCTGCGACTGAAGCGCCAAAAGGCACACCGCGAAAGTCAGTGGGCTGTTTTTCCCACGTCTGTGCCGCAGCACCAGACGCTGTTAGACCCATCAGAACGATGAATACCGCAGTGAGCATACGCAT